TCCCTTGATTCAAGTTTATTCTTTAATTCGTAATCCTTATCATATTGCTTGATGAATTATTAAGGACAACTAATCCAGAATTAGCTGAAGATGTTGAGATAACAACAAATATCCTATATACCTTTTTAACAAGGGCACAACAGGAATACATATCAACACATTTTTTATCTGGTGATACTATAGTAGATAATATAAATGCAATCAGAAAGAGGTCTGATGTATTAAGGAAATTAATAAAGAGAACCGATATAAATGCAATATCTGGAGCAGATAAACAGATAGACGGTGGTTATGAAGCTACATTTGCAGAATCTGACTATTGGATGTTCTTATCTGGACTATTAAAGCATAGTGCATTACCAACAACAAGCAGGGGTTCTGATTTAACAACTGTTGAACTTAACCTGATTAGTCACTATGACTTAGAAAGGAAAGTTAGGACAGTAAACAATGAGCCTATACTGAAGAATGTTCCAATAGTCTTAGAGGGGGATAATAAGTTTGTGTTCTATTTAAGCAGTGAATATGAATCTGCAATAGGTGCAACAATACAGAATGTGGATTTTGAAATTATATATTTAGCATTTCCACCTGATGTTACAGAATCAGTACAGTTATCATTACCAGATTCAACACACAATGATATAGTTAAACTGGCTCATGTAACATTCATAAGGGAGTATAAATACTTACTTAACCAAGGTAAATAATGACATCTAGAGAAATGCAAGAGGCTGTAGAAATAGAGCTCAAGCAATATGATAAGGATTACGAATTAAAGAATAAACTTGAATCAAGGGAGATATTCCACTTTTTATCAAGATATGAGAGGGATTTTATTCAGGAGATATATGATGATGGTATAGATAAAAATGAGGCAAATAAGAAGAAATTAGGGGCTCTATTATCAACCATATCATTGACTGGAGCAAATGTAGTAGCATCATCATTCTACCCATATTCATACGAGGTTACAATACCGCCTGAGTTATTATATACAATAAATGAAAGAGCTGATATAACAACACCAGATGGTACTATAAATAATATACTTGTTAAGCCATCATCTTATGATGAATACAATGTAAATAAAAATAATCCATTTAGGAAACCAACTGAATACAAATGTTTAAGGCTTGAGGCTGCAGCTAATCACATAGTAATAGTCCCATCAAATACAACTACATTAGATAGGATTCAGTTAGATGGGGATTGGTTGATGAATCTAAAATGAATGAAGAAGCTGAAAAGACATTTGATTCCCAACAGGAATTGTGGATGTATCTAGGCAAGATTGGAGATGATGTTCCTAAATTACGTAAGGTATTAATGGTATATTATTCCTCAATAGGTTCTTCGCAAAAGATTCCAATTGATGTCAAGAAACAAACACTGATGCAGGATTTCAATACAATTGCTGCAACAAAAGAAGGCCGTGAGAAGTTTATGTCAATAGTAAACGGTAATCTGTTCAAGAGTAAATTGTTTGTATTACAGGCAATGGAAGTAGGGGCAATCAAGAAGGATGGAGTTGATACATATATGTTTACTGGAGATGAGATGACATACACATTCAATGGTATAGCAGAAAAGATAAATGATCTTCAGCAGATTGATGATGATTTATATTTCAAGATTAAAGATCAAATTGATAAATCCAATAAATGACAATAACTGATTTAATCCAAGAGTTTGAGATTACCTATGACCTAGGTAGTCTTGGACTTCCTGGTTTTGAAGAAGACGAAATAAAACAGTTGCTTGAGTTGTCCCAATATAGGGTCATAAGCCAAAGGCTTCAGGGGAATAATGCCTATCAGTCAAAGTTCCCAGATACCAATAAAAGGATTGATGATTTAAGTGGGCTCGTATCTATTGCAGATAAGAAAGCAGGTGAGGCAGCCACTCCATCAGATTTTAACTGGGGTATATCGACTGATTACATTGAGATAACATTGCCATCTGTTTATTTACATATAATGGAAGATGGGTTGTCTGTGAGTATATCATCAAATTATGAGATAGCTAAAGAAATCCCGATGAAGTCTGCATTAAGATTTAACTCTGGAAGGAACAACCTGAATCCATATATAAAAACACCAGTGTTCCATTTTATGGAATCAAAAATAACATCAGCACCGCCAAACAGTTATTCAAATAGACGCATTAAATTGTTTATTGATTCAGATTCTGGGGTTGCCAATGTTGATAGAATAAAATGCATGTATATACGTAAGCCAGTTGATTTAACAACTGTAACAGATGCACTTTATGACTTCAATGATGATGTTTATCACGAGATAGTAGCTGGAGCAGTAGACCATGCAATCAGTATAGTAAGTCCAAATAAGTCACAGATTAACCAACAGCAACTTAATAAATCAGAATAATGACAAGTAGGGAAGCGTTAATATTGCTTGATGAATTATTAAGGACAACTAATCCAGAATTAGCTGAAGATGTTGAGATAACAACAAATATCCTTTATACCTTTTTAACAAGGGCACAACAGGAATATATATCAACACATTTTTTATCTGGAGATACTATAGTAGATAATATAAATGCAATCAGAAAGAGGTCTGATGTATTAAGAAAATTAATAAAGAGAACTGATATAAATGCAATATCTGGAGCAGATAAACAGATAGACGGTGGTTATGAGGCCACATTTGCAGAATCTGATTATTGGATGTTTTTAAAATAAAGGGAGGGGACGGTCAGACCCCCTCCCAGTAATTATATCTATCGTAATACGTTAGGTAGAACCCTACCAGTACGTTTCACGTTGCGGATCATAATCCCTAGCCATGCTGCTTTATAAACAGAATAACCATCTTTAGGACTAGAAGTCATTGTTGGGCTTCCATTGTCTCCAGCATATCCCATACCGCCAGGGGTAAATGGATCACGTAGACCAGGAATATAACGATGTACTTCATGGATGCCTTTAAGAGCTACACGTTGGATGTTAGGTTCACCATTGGTTGTACCAAAATCCCAAATGTCATAAGTGTAAGAACTTGCCAAACCTTCTTTATACTTCAAGGTATTAAGAACTGGACTATCTTTCATAGGATCAATAATCACATGGAACTTAATTCCGTTTACAAAAGTATAACTGGTAATCTGAGCTTCATTCAAACCAGTTCCACCATTAACAAAGTTATGGTCAGAACGCAACCAACTGATGTTAGATGCTGTACCTTGAGCTGCTTTATGGAATTCCATTGCACCAAATTCTCCAGTAGACAATACGAAATCACGTTTATCTTCTTTAATCTTACCTACAGATAACTGCATTGCAAAGCTTGAAAGCATTTCTAAGCTGAATGTGTTATAGAACAATAAGTTACCAGATTCCATTTGCTCATACAAGCCAAATCCAGAACGTACTGTATTACCAGATTCACCTTTATGTCCAAAAGAACCATCAGGCATCTTGTTAGATTTACCATACATCAATAAGCGAGCTTTATCTCTACGGAATTGTTTGTAGAAATCCCAACCCAATTTATCAATCCAACGGGTATAAACTTTACCATCATCACCCATAAACTGCATACCCATTGCTGGATTTTGCGCACCAATCATGTTACCAGGAACATCATAGTTTTTACGGATCATAGATAGAGTATTCTCCATCTCAAAGTGAGAAGCGTGGTGAACACCATTACCTCTTTCAGAAAGTTCTTGCTCAGTCTGACCAAACAATTCTTTCCAACGGGTATCAACGGCTAATTCATCATAAGGAATGAAAGCTGCATCATCAGCAGTAAAGTTCTGAACTTTATAACGCCACAAAGTACCATCTTGTACTGGATCTTCAATCACAGCAACTTGATATACTTCAGGATTTTCACCAGCCAAGTGGGTGGTTACTTCAAAATAACGCTCTGGAAACCACATGAAGAAAACTCCACGGGCTAAACCAGCCTTATCTGTAGCTGCTACTTGAGATCCACTGGATGTCAAAGCTGCTTTGGCCAAAGGAATATTTCTTTCCTCTGCACCCATTAGACGCCAACGATATGGCTCATCTGC